AACTTAGGCATGTCCGGAAAGACCATTGGTTCATTCCGACGAAACGTAATTACACCGCTTAAACGAATGCTACGTTCACGGCATTACCGTGTAAAGGATCATCGAGCAGACAACATGCTCGAGATAAAATTCAAAGGTGTCGTGAATTATTTCTACGTATTCGGCGGCAAAGATGAAGGTTCACAGGATCTGATCCAAGGTATTACGCTCGCCGGCATGTTTTTTGATGAAGTCGCTCTGATGCCGCAATCATTCGTTAATCAGGCGACGGCACGTTGTTCCGTGGACGGTTCGAAGCTGTGGTTCAACTGCAACCCTGAAGGGCCTTATCACTGGTTCAAGACGGAATATCTTAATCATCTCAAGGGCAAGAGAATGGTTCATCTTCATTTCACAATGGATGATAACTATTCGCTGTCTGAAGCGGTAAAAGAACGGTACAAGCGGCTGTACACTGGAGTTTTCTACAAGCGGTTCATTCTCGGCTTGTGGGTGCTTGCTGAAGGACTCATTTATGATATGTTCGACCGCGAGAAACATGTTGTTCAGACTGAGGAGCGGCGCTACACGCAGCTCTATGTCTCATGTGACTACGGCATGCAAAACCCAATGACATTTGGCATGTGGGGCTTCTGCAACGGCGTGTGGTATAAAGTTAAAGAGTACTATTACAACGGTCGTAAAGAAGTCCGGCAGAAGACAAACAGCCAGTACCTGAAAGACTTTAAGAAGTTTGTTGGTGATCAACGGTTAAAGGGAGTAATTATCGATCCTTCCGCAACGAGTTTCATAGAAGAATTGAAACGAGCCGGTTATTATGTCATTAAAGCTAAGAATGAGGTGTTGCCAGGCATCGAAAATATGTCGGTAGCACTCAATAATTGCTTAATTCTATACAATGATTGCTGTGAAAATACTTTTACCGAGTTTGCATCCTATGTTTGGGATGAGAAGGCTGCTGATCGCGGCGAGGACAAGCCTGTGAAACAGTTTGACCACGCACTTGATAGTGATAGATATTTTGTTCAGACAGTTCTGTTCGCACCGAAAGCGGGCATAAGCAGCAGATCAGGATGGTGATATGATTGAAAGTCAATTGTGATGAGTGCCATAAAGATTTTGAGATTAAGCACAAGACGAGGAAGATTGATAAGTTCATTGTCGGCTCCTTTCGCTGTCCGCATTGCAAGCAAGAATACATCGGTTATGTGATGGATAAGGATGTTAAGAAGATGCAGGAGCGGCGCAAGTCGTTGATGCTTCAGACTCAGAAAGCGTACAAACAGCGGCCGCTTGATATGGACAAAGTTCAGGCACTTGAAGAAGAGTATCAGCAGCTGGACGGAAAATACATTGAAACCATTGCCGGACAACATATCAAACTGCCTGGAACAATCGCAAATCGAATGGATGAACTGAAAAAAGAATATCTTGAAAAGTACGGCGCCAAGTGATGGCGTTGTTTTTGTTTGGAGGAGATCGTTTGAAAGAAGTTATTTTATCTGAAGATCAGCTTCAAGAGAAACTGAAGTTCTGGCAGAAGAGATTGCGACTGCAGGATTGGCTGATCGATTTAAAATTGACCAGGCAGCGCGATATGGAATTCGATGGGCAAGGCGAATGCAACTACAATCTGTTAAAGAAAATGGCTGTTATTCGAATTGTTGATTCTACCGATTACGATGCATGTGAGGCGTTTCCGCAAGATATGGAATGGTGTCTCGTGCATGAATTATTGCATTTACACTTTGCTCCGCTGCATATCGAAAGAGACGATGAAGCAGAGGAACAAGCGGTTGACCTTATATCAAATGCTCTTGTAGCGGTGGCGAGAGAAACGAACGCTGAATAAGTGTTTTTATTTTGCACGAAAGGAGGTAATCAAATGCCAGCAATCAACTGGACGGAGTGGTCAGAGGGCGTCATTGAGCAGTTTCACGGTCATGTGTGGTTCTATCGCGATCTGTATGAAGGAAAGCACGCCGACCTGTTCCCTCGAGCAAAGAACCTGATCGATAAAGGCGAGATAACCGATCAGATCATGCACGGGCGTCATTTTGCACAGAACGTGCAGACGCCTTACATCATTGCTAACATATCAAAATTGATTCCGGAAATACCGGCGATGCTCGTGTCTCGTTCGATTGGGAAAATATCGTCTTCGATCCATTCGAGCGAGGAACAGAATGATGCAGCGAACGAGGAGACGGACGATCAGCTGGAAGCACCGCACGATGCCGAGAACAGCGAGATTGATGACCTGCAGCAGGAACTGATTGAGCAGATCGAAAAGAACAGTGGCTTGCAGATGGAGCACTGGTCGAACATTGTTCAGCAGCAAGTTGACGGCGGTCTTGTCGGTGTCGTGTGGAACGATGAACGCGGGCTGAGAATCGAAACCAAGCAACGTGATGTTTATTTTCCACATGAGGATGGATTAGGCGCTGATCTTGCTTATCAGCGAAAGATTGGCGAAGACTTCTACTTGCACATTTATCGTGAACGTGTCGAAGATGGCGGGCTGCTTGCTACGAACTTACTGTACAAGATCGACGAGTTGAGCGTACATGACGAAAAGAAAGCTGCTGGCGGATTTGATTCGAGTGGAATCGGTAATTACTCGCAAGCAATCGCAGGTCAACTTAAACCGGTGGATAATGAAACAGCAATGGAATTGCTTGAAATGGACGAGTTGGAGACCTTTTATCCTGGGCGCAACCGTCCATTTATTGTGTACTGGCCAAACGATAAGACGTTCATGCATCCGCTGGGTGTATCGTGTCTCAAAGGTCAGGAAGGCAAGCAGGATGAGATCAATTGGTCACTGACACGTAATGCCATTGTGTATGAACGCAATGGAAAGCCAAGGATAGCAGTCAGCAAAGAGGTCATGCAAGCGTTGCAGGATAAGGCACTTGATCGCTACGGAGACGAGAGCAAGATTGATCATCGAGACCTTGAAGTCACAACGTTTGATGAAAACGGCAAGGCTCTGGAAGTCATTCAGATTGACATCACGAAGATTGGTGACGTTGCTTGGGTGAAAGACCTCGAACGGCAGATGCTTGCTGAGACGCAGACGTCCGAGAAGGCTATTGACTTGTTCTCAGAGACAACACAAGCGCAGTCGGGCATTGCAAAGTATTATGATCTATTCGTGTCGCTGTGCAAGGCTGAACGCTTGAGAAACGAGTATGTATACTTCTTGAAGCAATTGTTTGAGAATTGCTTGTGGCTCGCCAATCAAGAGGATTCGGCAGTACAAATCGAACAGCCTGAAATTGCCTTGAAAGAAATGTTCCCGATCACGAAAACGGAACTGATCACTCAAGGTGTGGCGGCACATACAGGCGGTGGTTCGTCGCTCGAAACGCTTGTGCGAACCATTAACCCGGATTCATCGGAAGAATGGATTCAGGAAGAAGTTCAGCGGATAGAAGCTGAGAAGCAGAGCGATGATAGTACATCACTGGCACAAGGACGAGCGAACCTCAGTAACTACTTGGATAACAGGGGTGAGGACGGGAAGCCGACTGAAGGGGATGAAGGATAATGTCTCCTGACAAGCTGATTGATTACTTCTCATTCGTGGTTCAAGATATCCTGTCTCAAGTCGGTTCGGCGGATGATTTGCAGAATGACGCGAATGCTCTTGATCTGATAAACTCCATTCTCAAGACGCTCGACAGGCTGAAGATAACTGTTTCCGATGTCATACCGGAACAGGTGCTTAATGCCTATTTCGGCGGTGTGGATGAGGGAACAAAACGGCTGATTGAAGCAGGACTTAAGATCAAGAAAGCGTCCGCGCTGACGAAAGACGGCAAGGTACGGAAAGAATTTCAATCGCCGGTGCATCTCGAAGCGGTGCAGAACATTGTCGAAGACACGATGATGGATCTGCAAGCGGCAATTCGAACGGCGAAGAAGAGTGCGAAGGCGAGCATTGATGGCGCTCTGAAAGCTGTTAAGAAAGATATAGCAAATGGCTTAATCGTAGGCGATCCACGCAAGGTTATACAAGCGCGGGTCGCTAAATCATTTGCGGAGAATGGGCTGACCTCGTTCGTTACGAGCGATGATAAGCGATTGCCGTTGGATTTTTATTCGCAGACTGTTGTGCGGACGAAGATGAGGACGGCGAACACTCAGGGGGCAGTCAATAGGTACTCTGAAAATGATGTGACGTTGGTCAAAGTGGATGAACATCAGCCGACTTGCCATGTGTGTGCAGGCTATGGTGGCAAGGTATTTTGTCCCGATGGTAGTGATAAACGGTTTCCGGATGGGCCGTTGCCACCGTACCATCCAAACTGTAGACATACTGTTGCTCCATATGTCGCTGATTTTCATTCAGAGGGTGAGATTCAGTCAGAGATTAACAAATGGAAGAACTTTAAACCAGATAAAGATGTTCGCTCCGCCTCTCAGAGAAAGGCATACGAGAAAGAGCAAGAGATTCGCAGGATTGCGAATCAAGAGAAGAAAATGTTTGCTCGGTATCAGATGGTGCTTGGACCTGACTGTCCTAAGACAATAGGTGCTTTCCGTAGAATGAAACGTCAAAACACAGTCCGATTCCAAGAATTACAAAGCGAATACCGCAGCATCATGCAGGGGATATCCCGGAAAGGATAAAGGTGATCCTTCCTATCTCGTCCTGAGCACGGACGTTAAACAGGCTTATTTATTTTGTCCAAACCGTGCTGATGACATTAAAAGCTGCATGAGATACGGCGCCTGCAGCCTTGAGCAGAGGGGGAAACAAGATGATCGCATTACTAAAAACTTGGATCAGAATGATCGTTGCACTATTTCGGGTACCTACTGCCCAACCAGTAGAGGAACTGCCGTACAAACTGAATCTCCAATACTTTTCCGGAGAGGACGGAGACGACGATGAGGATGGCGATGATGGCGACGATCAGGATGATCAAGACGGTGACGAAGACGAGGATGACCAGGACGATGAGCAAACGCTTGAACAGATGATCAAAGATGATCCGAAACTCAAGAAGCAGTTCAATCAGCTGTTTAAGAACAAGTTCGATAAGCGGCTGAAAGGTGTCGACTTGAAGAAAGCCAAGGAACTGCTTGCCAAAGAGCAAAAGAACCAGGACGACAAGAAAGATGAAGGAAACGACGAAGACGATGCGAAGACAGCTAACCTGCAGCTGAAACTGGATCGCAAAGCGAAACGGTTGTCCGTGAAGGAATTCGCCGCTGACCATGGCCAGAATCCGAAGTTAGTTGCACGGCTTATCGACCTCGACAAACTCGAACTGAATGAAGACGGTGAGGTAGATCCGGACGATCTCGAAGAAGCGTTTGACGCACTGGAAGACGAGTTTCCGGATCTTTTTGTTGCAGATGACAGTGACGATGAAGACGAGGACGAAGATGAGGTGCCCAGGCACAAGAAAAAGAACTCAGGTTATCGTCCCGGATCCCGTCAACGTGGCAACAAGAAACCTAAGCATGATCCGTATGAATCCGGCAAGGCACGAGCTCTTGCTCGGCACAAGAAGGAGGAATAATTCATGAACTTACAACCACGATTTGACACGATTTATGGTCAAAAAGAATTCATGCGTAATACGCAAGGTATGGAAGTGAAGACAGGTGGTGCAACACTAGCAGCGGCTGATTTTACCGCAGGAGCCTATGTGAAAGCCGGTACCGCTGTTTTTAAAGATGTTGATGGTCTCTATCACAAGGTAGTGGCTGAAACACCTGCAACAATGATCGGTGCCGGTTTGACCATGCACGATGTGAAAATTTATACCGGATCCAATCCAATCGTTGGTATCCTGGCAGCTGGACACCCGCTGGAATCCAAGTGCACGGGTGTAACAGCGAACTTTAAGACGGCTACAGCTGGCCGTATTGTATTCGATATCTAATTTTGAATTATTAGGAGGAATGAGAAATGCCATTACATCTTGATGAATTTCAAGGAGCAGAATTTCAAGGCTACGTGGAAAACGTACCACCGGCAAGAGTTTATCTATTAAGACGCTTCTTGCCACAGAAACCGACAAG